TGAACTGCTCCTTGCATTGCATATTCAACAATCTGAAATGGAGTGAAAGTTCCAATCAACTCTGCCCCATTATTTCCAAGTTGAGTTTCTTTTAGCAATCCAAGACCCTCTGTGGCTCTAATTGTTAAAACATGATTTGTATCAACCCAAGTCTCTTGAAAATCATCTTGAGTCAAATATCCTATCCAATAATTTCCCCAAGTCCCAAAATCAAAATAAACAATAACATCATTATCATTATCCATCATAAAGTCATCAGTAGTTACCCCACTTGCTGACCCAATGATGTTCATTGTTGCCAATTGCGCTCTAATTGGCTTAAATATATTCTCATCAGTATTAAACTCACCAAGAGTAAATGGTTTGTCAGCACCTACTAAAGTAGTTGATGCCCCTGTCCATCCCTCAAAATCAAACCTAACTGTACAAGTTTGACCCTCAAGTGTCTTGAAACTATATCTATATTTTTCTGCTTTAGCCAACTCTATTAATTTGTGCGTTTGTTCTATTCAATGCTCCAACAAGGTCTGACCCTCTTTGTACAAAAACAACTTGTCCACTTAAACTCATTCCACCACCATTCACACCACCAAATGAAGGATTTGCTACACCACCGAACCCTAAAAATCCACCACCTTTGGTAAATGATCCAAGCGTTGCCATTATACCTTTTGCTGCTCCCACTTGCGGGAATAAAATATTTGTTAGCAAATTTGCTATTCCACTAACTATAAGTTGAGTCGCTATTTTTTTAATTATACCAATTGCCATTTTACCAAAACCTTCAAAAGCACTTTTACCCTTGGTTGTTAGATTATCAAACAATAAGCTAAATGGCTCAACAAGTGATGACTCAATACCTGCTTTTGTTTTATCAAATACAGCTTGTAGGTTCAAAAATTGAGATTTTAAATACTCAATCTTTGAAGCTTGATTAAATGCAATATCTTGTTCAATCTTTAATGGATCAGTTGTTTTACTTAATTGTGCCAATGGATTAAATGCTTGTGCATCCATTTGCATTTGTGCATTTGCAGATTCTAAGGTTTGTTTTGTTAATAGCTTTTGTGCTTCTGCTTGTTTTTTTAATTCCTCAGTCCTATTTTTTAATGCTTGCTGCTGTAATTGATTTGTATAAAATTCAGCAAGTCTTTTATTTGCTTCACTTGTTTGTTTCTGGAATTGTTCCCAATCTTTAGCTTGTTGATTTATTGCTTTTGAAGCATTTTTTAAAGCTGCATCTGCATCCTTTTGTCCTTTTACTAACTTGTCAACTTCAGCATTTACAACAACTAACTCTTGGTTTACTTTGGTTAAACTTTTATTAAAGAAATCTGCTTCAGCACTTGTCTTTTGAAAAGTATTTCCAACGGCAGATAATACACCACCTACACCTGCATCACCAGTTTGAAAGAATCCTTTCAATTGTAAACCAAGAACATCAAAGAACCCACCTGTTTTTAATTTTGCACCCAACTCAAGCTGTTCTTTTGCTGATTTAGATATAAGTTCCCTTATTGAATCAGCTTTACCCTCAAGTTCTAATTGTAGAGAAAATAACTTAATTCTTTTTGCTATTTGTTCATTTACTTTTCCTGTTGCTATTTCTTCTTTACTTATACCAAATAATATACCAGGATACTCTTTATTAAGTTGAGCATAAGCACCATTCCTTTGCTCTAATGTTGAATTAGTGCTTATAAGAATACTGCTCAATGATTTCATATTTGCAACCTCTCCGGCTATCTCTCCATTAGACACAGCAAAAGCTGAGTTTAATGAGTTTTGCAAATCTCTTTCCTTTACTTGTAACCCAAATATATCTGTTACAGCAGCCCCTAATGAACCATAAGATTGAACAAGGCTTGTTATTCCTGAAATAGCTGCACCAATGGCAAAAGATAAACCAGCAGGGCCTACCAATGCAGAGCCAATTGATTTAAATGCGTTTGTTACTCCTCCACTTTCTTTGCTTAATTTTGCAAATGAATCAAATACTAATGGCAAGTTATTCTGAATGGCAACAAAACCAAATGGCAAATCTCTTGCAACTTGATTAAGTGAAAACAAAGCATTTGCTCCATCTGCTGCACCTTTTGGTAATTTATCAAGTCCAACTTTTTTAAGATCAACAAGACTGTTTTCAAGTTGCTTAATTTGCTTATTTGTTTCAACAATAGCTGCGCCAGTCTGAGTCTTTAATGAATTTCTAAGCACTTTCAATTCACTATCAACCTCACTAATTGATTTAGTGAATTTGGTTATGTCAGCACCTATCTCAAAAACAAATGGACTTGAACTCATTTACCCAACCTTTTAAAAATTTCTCGCATCTCATCCTCACTCATCACATTGCCATTTTCTTCATCACCTGGCAACTGCCACAATGCTTCTGGTGTTTTTGGTGCGGTCTTTGGATCACCCATTAACCGCACCATTGTAAACATCAAAAGTCTTGTTTGCTTATATACATCTATTCTTTTAATCTCATGCCCTTTCATCATTAATGAAAAATGGCGAGGACTCATACTATAAAAGTCATTAGGCAATAAATTCAACTCACCAAAGGCAAATGATTCTATTTCTTCAAACGAGATGTCTTTTTTTTTGGCTTATCATCTTCTTGTGTTTGTTTGATGAAATCGCTTTCAGTCCAAACATTTATCACATTTTTTATTTGATTCAATGAATCTTCATTTTTTAAATTAGATTCAACCCAATCAACAAAATACTCAAATGATAAATATATCTCAACATCTTTTATAAGGCAATTATTATAATAGCCACTATAAATAATGTGTGCAACACCTATTTCGTTTAATTCATTGTTTTCAAATGCCCTTCCTTCTATGAACTTTCCTTGAAGGTATCTAAAAGATGCCATCCCGAATTTTAGCCCAATCTTAGTTTCGTTGATAGTAATAGTAGTGTAGTTCATAATTAAGGAGTAACATCAACTGTTCCGGTAGAAGTAACAGTACCAGAAAAATTGATAAATTCAGTAGTTGATTGATTGAGGGTAAGTGAAGTTATGTAGCCAAGAAACTGATGGTAGTAGGCAGCACCTACACTTGCACCACTAACAACTGGGTTCTGAACTCTTACTGCAACAAGTGTTTTTGAAGCCATAGCAACGAGCAAATCCTCATAAGAAATCTGAGCAACTGTTGGTGATACCTCACAAATTGCATCAAAGTCAAGACCCATTGTTGCATCAGCAACTGATGTCAAAGGCCCACAATTTGTTTGCTCTGTTGTTGAGTCAACAGTTGTATTAACTGAAGCCGTACGCAGACACACGAGATTCTTATAAGATGAGCCACCAGCTACATCAATCTCTATGTTTTGCAATGATCCTAAAATCTGTCCCATTTTATTTTATTTTTGATTTACTAAATTACTAATTGTTATTATCTTTCTCGCTACAAAGTTTTCTCCATCCCTCAAAGGTAAATAACTTGATGAAGTTCTTTGTGTTGGATATACCTCAAAGTTTATATCACTAAATCCGTTTACTGATGTATCTGGAATTAGTATGTTTAGTATCTGTGAAGATATATTATCAACAATTGAGTTTTCATAAGTTCTATATTGTTCACTAAATATATCAATTGTCACATCAACACTATTACCAAATGAGTTATTTGTGTTACTTGCTGACTCATTAATTGATGAAATTACTATATAGTTTTGAGGTGTAGTTGTAAAAGGTTGTTGACCATAGACAGGCACATTCTTACCTCCATAAGAAATGTTACCATTTAAGGCACTTATATAAATACTTCTTACATTATTTGAGCAATCAAGCATTATACTTTCCTTTTTTCATTTATTAAGTTCTCAATACTTTTTGTCAAACTTGGGATGTATGCCAAAATGCTTGGCCTCATATATGGTCTTGCCAACAAATTTACTTGTTTTATTCCTTTTCCCTTATATTTTGATGCAACACCATCCCAAGGCTCTCCATTTGATATAAAGTATTTGCCAGTACCAAACTCAACATAAGCAGCATAATCAGTTTGAGCAACCAATTCATAAGAAAGAAATTGCTCTTTTTTTAAGCTAATTGAACTCCTTAATCTACCTGTATCAACTGGACACATATTTTTTGCACTTGTAGCCATTAATTCACCATGCGCTCCAATTTCCATATCCATCATTGCAGATACCTCATTGACAGTCTTTTTATACTCATTGAGCATTTCCCTAAACCTGCCTTCATTGATATTTACATTGAAACCACTCACTATATCACAACCTTTTTATATTGGTGATAGTTCAAACCTTCCCAAGATGGAAACTCACTCATTCTATTCTTTACGTCATTATTCATTTTCTTTCCCCTATTCTCATAACTCCAAGCTGTCAAAGTAAGTATATCAGTTGCCAAGTCCTCTGGAATCGTGCTGAATCCACATTGATATTTTATGATATATACACCTGCCGTATATATCCAAATCTTACCGCCTATCACCTCAAAGTCACTATTTTTTGTCAATACCTCGTAAGTGTTCATTCCCGTCTTGATCTTAACCTCATCAACACAAAGCAATGGCCCATAAGGCACATCAAGCATCCAAAATCCTTGGCTTTGTGGAGTCAATTCAACATTTATCCTTACTGACTTGTTAACCAAAGAACAACCCGTCAGCTTCTCAATATGCACCCTTGCACCATTTAACAAATCACCAATTAACACATCATCGCTATCATAATTAGTTATACGCAACCAATTCTTAGCATCAGTAAGACTAACGGGTTCTACAACCGCGTCAGCTAATATTGTTATGCCGTCTATATATGTCATCTTTAATTATATTTATTAACACTTTCTCTGAACCAGTTCTCAAACTCATCAAGCGTTTTTCTTGTGTCAAACTCTCTTGATCTCGCTTTTGCTTTTCTTGAGGCCCATGAATAGGCTTTTTTGTCATCCAACTTTGTAATAGCTTCAACCCAATCTTTGACATTATTCCTATCTTTAATATAAACACCTGCCTTGTCACAATTCTCCTTCAACCCAGGTGTATCAGTACAAATTATCGGAATCCCACTACACATCGCCTCTGTTGCTGTCCTTCCCCAACTCTCATACTTTGATGGCATGAGAAGTATCCTTGTCTTTGCGTACCATTGCTTAATATTAGGCGAATTAGGCACATAAGTCACATTTGAAAGGCTTGGAGTTATCTGCTCATCGTATGACCCTAAAACCCCTAAAAATGACTTGTGTGGCATTGCTCTTGCAATCTCGCCAAATATCTTCCCGCCCTTGTTCTCGTTTAAGTTTATTAAAGTGATATATTCAGACTCCTCAGGTTCATTCTCCAAGTCATAGTAATTGTAGTCTACTGGCGGAGTCACTATAAAATTACTAAAATTATAGTTCAAA